GAAGGCGCTCAACTACAGCCGAGCCGCCGCGGTGCAGGCCGGCGGGATCCCGCTCGCCGGCGCGCAGTATTCCGCGCTCCTCGACCGGCGCACCTGCGAGCTGTGCGCCCGGCAGGCCGAGCTCGTGATTCCGATTGAGTCGACCGACCTCGCCCGGTTCACGCCGCCCGTTCACCACAACTGCCGATGTGTGTACGTGTGGATCACGCGCGACGAGCCCGATTTCACGGCGACGTGGTCGACGCCGCCGCCGAGCATGGTCGAGCGGTTCGGCGGGTTGGTGGTCGGGTAGTGGAGCGGGACACCCGGGCGTCGCTGTCGCGGCTCGAGCGTCGGGCCGCTGCGCTGTGGTCGAGCGTCACGGCGGCCGACAGTCGGATCGGTCGGCTCGTGACGCAAGTCGAGGGGCTCGTCGTCGTGGCGAACGACGCCGCGACCCGGGCGACGAACGCGGCGAACGCGGCGAACGCGGCGGCGACGGCGGGCGCTGTCGCCGGCACCGCGACCCTGTCGGGCAACCTGGGCGCGATGAGTGCCCGCGACGTCGACGTGACGTTCGACCGGCTGCTGCCGGCGGCGAACTACGCGGCATCGGCCGAGCTGCTCGGCGGCGGGGCGAACGTCCTGCAGGGCGGGTTCGTGAAGGTCGACGGGATCCTCAATCGGACCCGGGCCGTGTGCACCGTGCGGATCCGGAACACGTCGGCGTCGGTCGTGTCGACGTCGGGCGGCGAGCTGCACGTCGTCGCGGTGCCGCGCAGCTGAGGGGCGTTGCTCGACGGTACCCGCTCGTGTACCGTAAGGGCATGGCACACACCCGCTACACCGCCGCGAAGCGTCGCGAGCTCGACGCCGCCCGCGCTGCCCGCATGGTCGAGATCGACCGCCGCCTCGCCGAGCTCACCCTCGACGACCACCTCGAGCTCGCCCTCGCCGGGCACAGCCTCGACGCCGACGGGAGCGTGCGCTACGACGTCGCGATCCCGCCCCGGGCCGGCGACGCAGCCGACCACGCCGCGCACGTCGCGTGGATCACCGCCCGGCACGCCGAGCTCGTCGCCCGGTTCGCCGCATGACCGGCCCCCGGCCCTGCGCGGCGTCGACCCCCGACGGCAACGCCGACGACCCGACGTTCGCCTACTGCGGGCACCCGACAGGGCACGCCGGCGATCATGGGGCGTGGCAGCTGTGACCGGGTTCGGCACCGGCTGGTGCCCCGAGTGCCGGGCCCGCGTCGAGATCGCCGACGTGACCACGGCCGAGCACCCGACGCCGCGCGGCATGGTCGAGACGCCCGTCGAGCAGTACGCGTGCGGGCACCAACAGCACGGGCCCGACACGGTCGTCGCCGACGCCCCGGGCGAGCCCGACGCCGGCGTGTCGACCGCCCCGACGACCACGGGCCGCGCGCTCCGCGCTGCTCGAGCTCGAGCGCGACGAGAGGGGCCCTGGTGAGCGTGCCGCGCCCGTTCCGGGCCGTCGCCTACGCCCCGCACGTCGACGGCGGCCGGCAGCGGGAGGTCGTCGGCCGGGCCGCTGCGAAGTCGGCGGCCGGACTGCAGCGGTTCCTCGACGCTCACGCCGAGGCCGGGCACGCCGTCGACACGCTCGAGGTGCTCGACCTGCTCGACGAGATCCCGGCCGACCTGTGAGGCGGCTCCGACGTCTCGTCTACCGGCTCGGGTTCCGGCCCGACCCTCGCCGCGGGACCCTGCAGGCGATCCTCTACTCGCCGTCGCTCGAGCTGCACGCGTTCGGCCGCGCGATCGTCGACGCGTTCGACGAAGGGCTGCGGGCTCCGCGTGACGACTGACCTGCACGTCGCCGGCCGGCACTACTTCCTGCGGCTGGGGGCCCTGTGGTGCTGCGCCTGCGGCGAGGTCCGCGACCGACACGGCCGGCCCGTCACGCCGTCGTACGTGCCGCCCGGGGGCACGTCCGGCTAGTCTGTCGCTCGTGAAGCCGTCGACCCTGCCCCGTCTCGCCGAGAGCGCGACCGCCGCCCGCGGCGGGGCCGACCTGCTGCGCTACGGGCTCGACGGCCGGATCCCGGCCGACCGGCTCGCGAAGGGCGACGACGGCACCGTGACGATCACGGGTATCGACGTGCTCAAGGCCGGCCTATTCAACGGGGTTGTGAGCATCCTCGACGAAGACCTCGACGCGCTCGCCGCCCGGTTCCTTGAGCTGCGCGACTCGGGCGTGTTCGTCCCGCCGTTCCGGCTCGATCACAGCTGGTCGGTGCTGTCGGTCGTCGGCTACTTCGACAACCTCGAGACGTACGTGCGGGTCGACGAGACCGACGGGCAGTCGCGCACGTTCCTGCGCGGCGACGTCGTCGTGACCGGGTCGCTCGACTACACGCCCGATCAGATCCGCGAGGCGATCGCCCGGGGCGCGCTGCGCTCCCGCTCGTCCGAGCTCGGCTACTACGTCACGAACGCCGGCGTCGAGCTGCCGCTCGTGTTCTACGGGTGCGCGTTCGTCGACATTCCCGCGGTGGAAGGGCTCGCCCCCGTGTCCCTCGCCCGCCTCGAGCGGGACAACGCCCGCCGCCCCGACCCGCGCTCGATCACAACCCTGACCACAGTCCCGACCGGAAGGCTCGACACGATGGATCCCGCCAAGCTCGCCCGCCTCGCTGCCCTGCGCAACCTCGCCGCCCTGTCGCAGACCGAGGGCGGGACCCCGATCGAGCCGGCCGCCGCGGTCGAGCTCGAGCAGCTCGAGGGCGAGGCGACCGCCGCCGGCGTCACCGACGAGCAGGTCGCCGCCGCGGCCGAGCCCGGCGAGCCCGACCCGGTCGACCCCGCCGACCCGGGGGTGACCGACCCGCCGTCCGACCCGGACCCCGTCGACCCCGCCGCCGGCACCGAGCCGACGGACCCGCCCGCCGAGCCCGGCACCCCCGCCGGCGGGACCGCTCCCGCCCCGACCGGGGCCCCCGCCGACGAGCTCGCCGAGCTGCGCGCGCAGCTCGCGACCGCGAACGCCGCGACCGCCCGCCTGCGGGCCGCTGCCGCCGAGCGCGAGGTCGCCAGGTTCCGTACTGCCGGCGCGATCGTCGAGGCGAACGACGCCGCCGCGACCGCGCTGCTGTCGCACGACGACGACGACGTTCGCCGCATGGCGGGAACGCTGCTCGAGAGCGTGTCGACCCGCGTCGAGCTCGGCCGACGCCGCGGCACGACCGCGCTGTCGTCCGACGGCAACGCCGGCGGCGCAGAGGGGCAGGTCATCAACCTCGAGATGACCTCCGACGAGATGGGTGACGCGTGGCTCACGCTGACGCCCGCCGAGCGCAAGCTGCACGCCGCAGAGCGCGACGCATGGTTCGCGAACCGGGCCGAGAACGGGATCACCGACTGACCCGCCCGGGTCCGTCGCACACACACCTGCACGAAGGGCACGAACAGATGACGACCAACCCGCTCCGCGACAAGCTGGCCGCCGCACAGGCGAAGGCCGACGAGATCATGGCCGCCCGCCGCGGGTTCGCCCCCGGCTACAGCATGGCCGTGACCCGGCCCGCCGACGTGCCGGACTGGAACCCCGGCGTCGTGTCGGCCGCGTTCTACGACCGGCTCGCCGAGCCGAACGCCGTCCTGACGTCGCTCTCGAGCGTCTACGGCGAGCTCAACGGTGCGCCCGGCGACACGATCCGGGTCCCCACCGACGCCGTCACCACGCCCGCGGCGAACCTCGCCGTCGACGTGCCCGCCGTCGACGACAGCCTGACGTCGGCCGCGTTCACGTTCACCATGAAGGAGGCCGTGAAGTCGATCGCGTGGTACGACCGGACGCAGATCCAGAGCAACCAGAACGTGAACGACCTCGCCGGCCGCAAGGTCGGGACCGCCGTCGAGCAGCGGATCGAGCTCGATCTCGGCGCTGCGCTCGTCGCCGGCCGCAACGTCGCCGCCGACGCGACCGCGACGAAGGTCGACACCGCCCTGATCCGCGCCATGAAGCGCAAGATCCCGTCGCGGCTCCGCCGCCGCGGGCTCGTGCTCGTCGGTGCCGACTCGCAGATCGACCTGCTGTCCGACGACGCGCTCGTGCTCAACGCGTCGGCGTTCGGCTCCGACGAGGTGATGCGCAGCGGCGCGGTCACCCGTCCGCTGTTCGGCGTCTCGCCCTACACGCTGGACGACGGCGTGCTGCCGGCGACCACGATCGGCGGGGCTGCCGGCCCGGTCGTCGTCATGTTCGCGCTCGGGATGCTCGGCTACGGATTCCAGAAGAACCCGACCGCCGAGCAGGAGCGCGACGCCCGCGCCCGTCTGACCCGGTGGGTCGGGACCGCGATCCACGGCGAGGGCACGCTCGAGGCCGCCGGCATCGTCGCGACCCGGATCACCGGCTGACCCGCCCGGGTCGAGCTGACACCGACAGACGGGACACCGAACAGATGAAGGTCACGAACCCGAACGACGACCGCGCGATCCTCGCCTGCATCGTCGACGAGCCGACCGGCGAGCAGAAGTGGTACGAGATCCCGGCCGGCGAGAGCGTCGAGCACGACGACTACGTCGTCGCCTCGACGCTCGTCGAGCACGGGGCCGTCGCCGCGGCCGCCGACCTGCAGGCCGCCCGGCAGCTGTGGGCCGAGCAGAACCGGGACGCGAACAGCCGCACCGCGTCGGCCGCCGCGTCCGAGGGCGAGATCCTGCAGCGTCGGCAGGCGACCGTCGACGTCGCGACCGGCTCCGCGACTGGTGTCGTCGAGCCGCTCGCCGGCCCGGCCCTCGCCGCCGCCGTGAAGCTCGCGAACGACAGCGGGGCGACGATCTCGACCCGCGCGACCGCGGGCGAGAAGCGCGAGGCGCTCGCCGCGTGGCAGGCGCAGCGGGGCAGCTCGACCCCCGTGGATGGTGAGTTCCTCACCGACGACGACGGCGAGCTCGTGCTCGACGACGAGTCGCAGCCCTACCGGCTCGACGAGCTGCACCGCGACGAGTCGGGCGCGCTCGTGTACGGCGACGACGGCCGGCCCGTGCTCGCCGACAGCGGCCGCGAGCTGCTCGAGCTGCCCGACGGCGGCGGCACCGGGACCGGCGACGAGTCGGCCCCCGAGCAGCCCGCCTAGCTGCAGCTGCACGCGACACCCTGACGGGGTCGGCCCGCAAGTCGGGCCGGCCCCGTCTCGCGTCGTCTAGGCTCGCCCCGTGCCCCGCCGCCTGTTCCCGCTCGTCGACGTCCTGATCGGCACGCCCGACTCGGGGCCGCGCTACGGCACGCCGGCGCTACTCCCGCACGGTGTGACGATCCGGCTCACGGCCGACGAAGCGAAGACCGTCCCCGTCGACTGCCGGGCCCGCAACGCCGACGGGTCGGTCGGGGCGGCGATCTCGAGCGTCGTCGTCGTCGGGGCGGCGATCCCGACGTTCTACGGGCCCGACGACAGCACGACGGTCGCCGTGTGGGGATCGGTCGCCGACGGGCCGGCGTTCCCGCTCTACAGCCGCCCCGAGACGCAGACGGCGGCCGTCACGCGCCCGTCGAGCGTGCCGGCGTCGCAGGCGCTCGCGTACAGCTTCAACGGGTCGAAGGCCGCTTACAATGTCAAGCCGTCGAACACGCGGCGACTCACCGCGGCGATCGCCCGGTCGGCGTTCACGCTGCAGTCGATCGCCGCTATCGGCGACAGCCTCACGGTCGGGTTCGGGACCCCCGTCGCCGAGCTCAACCTCTACAGCTACCCGTCGTGGCTGGCCCGCCGGGTGCTCCCGACCCGGCTCGGGACCCCGCAGAGCGGGACCGGCGTCGTGTCGCTTTTCAACAACTACGGCGACCCCCGGGTCGCGACGTCGGGCTCGGGGCTCGCGTTCGGTGCCCCGCATTTCGCGCTGCAGGCGAACGCCGCCGGCAACGTCGTCACGTTCACGTCGGACGTGCCCGGCACCGTCGCTGAGGTGTGGTCGTTCGGCGGGTCGTCGCCGTTCACGATCGCCGTCGACGGGGCGATCCCCGCCGCGGGTGCCGTGTCGTTCCTGTCACCCGGCCCCGCGTCGGCGACCTACAACGCGAGCACGGGCACCGTCACCCCGAACGGGCAGTCGGCCGTGCTGCGCGTGATCGTCTCGGGGCTCGCGAACACGACGCACGCCGTGCGCTGGACGTCGACGGCGGCCGCCGGGTTCGTCGAGGCGTTCCGGGTCGGCAACCCGACCGGGCTCGAGGTGTCCCGCATGGCTGTCGCCGGCGCGACCATGCAGACCGCCGGCGGCGGGTACAGCTGGCAGGACACCGATTTCTTTAGCTACGCCGGGATCATGCTCGCGAGCAACCCCGCGGCCGTGCTCGTCGGGATCGGCGGGAACGACGCGAATCAGAACCTGTCGATCGACACCTACCGGACGCAGCTGCAGGCGTTCCTGCTGCGGATCCGTGCGGCCGGGGCCGACCCGATCATCGTCGCCGAGTCGCCGTTCGACGTCTCGGGCGGCGTGAACCCGGCACGGTGGGCGTCGTTCGTCGCTGCGCAGTACGTCGTCGCCGACGCGGTCGACTGCCCGCTGATCGACCAAGCTCACGCGTTTGGCAGCTACGCCGAGTCGACGACGCTCGGGCTCACGATCGCCGACGGGCTGCACCTCAACCCGTCGGGATACATGCGCTACGCCGACGTGATCGGCCGCGCGCTCGCGTCGTAGGGCGGCCCGCTGTCCTACCCTGGGCCCATGCCCGACACCGTGACCACCTACGCGACCGACCCGGACGTGCTCAACTTCCTAGGGCAGATCCGGAACCGGCTCCCCGAGTGGATCGGGACCGCCGAGCTGCGGGCCCCGTTCCTCGAGATCGCGCACAGCGAAGTCGTCGACAGCCTCGCGGCCGCCTACCCGCAGGGCGTCCCGTCGTTCACGGGGGCGGGCCGCGACGTCGTGCGCTACGCCGAGGCGAAGCTCGCGGCCGCGCAGATCCTCGACGCGGTGCGGGTGAACCTGTCGACCGACCAACTAGACGCCCCGGACCGGCTCCGCTCGTCGGCGTTCCTGTCGCTCGAGGGCGGCGTCGCCGGCTACCTGCCGGACACCGAGCAGACCCCGACGCCCGGCGGGGGCGGCACAGGCGGCGGGACGACCACGACGGGCCCCCGGCCCCGGGTGTCGTCCTACACGTCGCTGTCGGCGTTCCCTGACCCGTACGAAGGCGTGCGGGACTACGCCGAGGGCTACGTCGCCCCCGAGATCCCGTCGAACCCCGGCAACCCCGCCCCGGCCCCGACGCCGGCACCTGACGGCGACGTGTTCGACGACGAAGCCGCGCAGGCCGAGTACGACGCGGGGCTCGCGTCGTGAGCGTGTGGCAGCGGATCGGGGCCGACGTCGCCGCCGTACGCCGCGCGCTCGAGGGCAAGTCGAAGACGACCGACGTGCAAGTGTTCACGACGGACGGCGTCTGGACGAAGCCGGCCGGGGCCCGGTCGGTGCACGTGAAGCTGATCGGGGCCGGCGGCGGCGGCGGGTCCGGCTCGACGACTCTCGCCGGCGTGTCCGGCTCGGGCGGGGGCGGCGGCGGCGGCGGGGGCGCGTCCGACTACACGTACAGCGCGGGCGCGCTCGACGCGTCGGTGCCCGTCACTGTGGGCGCTGCCGGCGTCGGGGCCCCCTCGACCGTCGGGGCGATCGCCTCGACCGCCGGCCGTCCCGCAACGGCCGGGGGCGCGGCCGTGTTCGGCACGTACCTGTCGGCCGGCGGCGGCGGGCTCGGGCCCGGCGGCGGCGTGAACGCCGGCACCTCCGCGGGCGCGGCCGGCGGCGGGATGCTCGCCGGGTCGGCTGGCGGGGGCGGCGCGAACGGCACGACCGGCGGCACGGCCGGGAACGGGGTCGGCACGAGCGGCGGGGGCGGCGGGGGCGGGATCTCGTCGGCGACGGCCGGGGCGAACGGCGGGATCGCCGGGGGCGGCAGCGTGTTCGGCTCCGCCCGAGGGCTGCAGGGCAACAGCGGGGCCGGGAACGGCGCGAGCGGCGGCTCGGGGGCGCAGCGTCCCGACGTCTACGCCCCGGGCGCTGGTGCCGGTGGCGGCGGGGGCGGGGCCGGGACCGCGGCCGGGTTCGCCGGCGGCAGCGGCGGGACGGGCGGCACGTACGGCGGCGGGGGCGGCGGGGGCGGGGCGTGCCGCACCGACGGCACGGTCGCCGGGCTGCCCGGGAAGGGCGGCGACGGCGGCCCCGGGATCGCCGTCGTGACGACCTATTTCTAGCCGTGGCTGCTGACCCGTACGCCCGGCTCCGGACGGCCGTCGAGCGGTTCGTGCGCGACACCGGCGGCCCCGGGGCGCAGGCACCTCCCGGGGCCGGTCGCCCGATCCCGCCCGGCATGGTCGGCGTGACGATCGTCGACGACTCCGCCGAGCAGCGGGCCGGACTGTCGAGAATCTTCGACGCGTTCGACGCGACGGTCGCAGACTTCCCGGCCGTGCTCGAGGCGGCCGTCCCGACGATCCGCGAGGCTCACCGGGCCGTGTTCACCTCCGAGGGTGCGGCCGGCCGCGGGGCGTGGCCCGCGCTCGCACCGCGCACCCTGCGCGACCGGGCCCGGCTCGGGTTCGCGCCCGGCCCGATCCTTGTCCGGACGGGGCAGCTGCGCGATCACGTGCTGTCGGCCCCGGCGAAGATCACCCGCCGGGGCTCGTCGGTCGAGCTGCGGATCGAGCCGGCGGGCAGCGTCGGGGGCGTCCCGAAGTACGTCGCGAACGCGCTCGGCACGTCGACGATCCCGGGTCGGCCTATGGTCGCGATCGGCCCGGCGGCCGCGGTCAAGGTCACGTCGACCGTGCAGCGTGCGCTGCGCGAGGTCGCCCGCCGGAACGGGCTCCGCTGACCCCCGGTTTGCCTGACGGTACACGGTCGTGTACCTTGTACCCATGACCACGAACACCGACGCCCCCGCCGCCCTCGACCTGTGCTCGTCCTGCGGCACCCGCCCCGCCGGACACGGGCACTTCGCCCTCTACTGCGAGCCCTGCAGCGACCTGCCCTACGGCGACGCCGCCCCGGCCGCCGCGCCCGCCGCGCCGGCGCACACCGACCACCTGCCCGGGTTCGTCCTGTGCGCCCGCTGCTCGACCCGCTCGACGCCCGTCATGGTGCACCGGAACGACAAGCGCGCGCACGATGCCGTCTGGCACACCTCGAGCTGCTGCCCCGACCTCGCCGCCGACCACGAGGGCCCGCACAGCCTCGCCGGGCAGCGTGCGCTGTGACCGGCCGGCTGCCCGTTCCGGACGCCGTCCGGCTCCGTCGCGACGGCGTCGCCGATCTCGTGCGGCTCGACCCGCCCGACGCCCTCGACGAAGCGGTCGGCGCAGCGCACGGCGTCACGTTCTGCGAGACGCTAGGCGACGTCGGCCCCGCCGAGGGGCAGCTCGAGCGCGTCACGGCCGAGCTGTACCGGCGGGGGCTCGTCCCGCGGGGCGGCACCCTCGCGTGGGCACAGGACACGACCGACGGTAGCGCGACCTGCCCCGTCCGGTTCGTAATGACACGCGAGGCCGCCGTCGAATGGCGCGAGCTCAAGGTCGCCGCGCACCGGACCGCCGAGCGGGAGGCCGACGGCCGCGGCCGGGTGCTCGGCCGCATGATCGCCGGCCGCTCGGCAGCGGCCGCCCCGCTGACCCTGTCGCCCGCCGACCCGTTCGTCGTCGCGTTCGCCGCCGCCGACGCCGCCGCCGACGACGCCCGCGACGCGTGGCTCGACGCGTCCGATCTCGTGCGGCGCATGACCGGGCACCCGCTCACCCGGGCGTAGCCTGTGCCGCGTGATCGGCTACCCGTACGACCTGCTCGTCGAGCACGTCCTGCAGCCGCAGGGCGAGGCCTCCCGCGGCGAGCTGCGGGCCGTGCTCGATCCCGACTCTGCCCCGCTCGACGTCGACCCGCAGGAGATCGACGTCCGGGCGATCTCGACGCAGCCCGTCGCCTACGAAGTGGGCGGCGGGCTCGAGGTCGTTCACCGGCTGTCGGTCGTCGTGAACGTGCAGCACGGCGACCCCGGCAAGGCGCGGGAGCGACGCGACGCGATCGCGCTCGAGGTCGCCCTGCGGGCCGTCGCCGCGGTCGACGCGATGGTGAACGCCGACGACCCCGCCGGGCGGCAGCAGATCGAGCGGGTGACGTGGTCCGTCGACTACGTGCCGCTGCTCGGGTCGACCGACCGCGACACGAACGAGTCGGCGACGTTCACGTTCGACGTGACCGCGCGCGTGTCCTAGTACGCTGCCGACCATGACCACCGACGACTCGCCCGCCCCGACGCGGGCAGCTGCCCGCTACGTCTCCGACGAGCCGGGCGAGATCGCCCTGCCCGGCTACCTCAACCCGACCCCCGCGATCCTCGAGCCGGGCGACGGGTTCACCTACGACCCCGCGTTCGTCGACGACGTGCTCGCCGCCGAGCGGTTCGTCGCGATCGACCTCGACGACCCGCTCGTCGCGTCGCCCAACCTGCACCGCACGAAGGCCGAGCTCGTCGACAAGATCGCCGCGCACACCGACGACGCCGACCGGGCGGCCCTCGCCCGCTGGTCGAAGGGCCCGCTCGTCGAGCTGGCCGACGCCGTCGACCGCGCGAACCCGACGCCCCCCTCCGACTCCGACCCCGACGGGGCCGGCGACGACACCGACACCGACGGGAACCCTGACCGATGAGCCTCACCGCACAGACCGGATACATCGCGCTCGCGACGCAGACGGCGAAGGGCACGCCGGCGACCGTCGACGGGTCGCTCGCGCTGCGCGTGAACAGTCACTCGATCTCGGGTAACGCCGAGCTGTTGGACTTCGAGGACGAGATCGGCGGCGGCCGCGACGCCGACTCGGGGCTCGCCGTGCTCGGCGGGTTTAGCGTCTCGGGCGAGCTCTAGGGGCTGTTTCGACCCAAGGTCATGGGCCTGTTGCTGCTGGCCGCCGGGTTCGCTGCCGCCGCTCCCGTGCAGGACGGCACGACCGGGGCGTACACGCACACGTTCACCCCGGCGAATACCGGGACGTACCTGACGATCGTCGGGCGCTGGGGCTCGACCGACGCCGTGCGTCGCTTCACCGACGTACTCGTGAACGAGCTGAGCTGGTCGCTCGACGCCAACGGGAAGGTGACGTGGACGGCGTCGTTCGTCGGCCTCGACGAGTCGTACGGCGTCACCGGCGTCACGCCGACGTTCGAGACGAACCCCGTCGCGACCTACGACGGGTCGGCGATCACCCTCGACGGGCTCGGCACCTATCGTTGGGAGTCGGTCGGTCTGTCGATCGGCAACAACCTCTCCGACGACGAGTACGTGATCGGGTCGCGCAAGCTCGACGACGTCACGTTCGGCACGCGCGAGGTGATGGTCACCGGCACGATCAAGGTCGGGAGCAACACGCCGAGCGTGACCGACCTCTACCGGGCGGCCGTCTACGGGTCGAAGACCGCGACGAGCCCGATCACGTCGGACCCCTACCACACGGCCGCGGCCGTCACCCTCGCGTCGCGGAAGCTCGTCGGCACGTCGGCGACCCGCCGGCACGGGATGCTCGCGACCATGCCCGACGTCGTGCTGTCCGGGTTCCCGCTCGAGGGCTCCGGGGCTGACCGTCTGACCGTCGATCTCGAGGGCCGGGCCGTGAAGGGCCCCGGCAACGTGCTCACGATCGACCTGACGAACGACCGGGCGACGCAGTACGTCTAGTGCCCCTGCCCCGGCCGTCGTCGTCGCCGCGCGCGGCCGGGGCAGGCACCACACCTAGCGCGGCGGCAAGGCGACGAAAGGCGACAGCATGACGAACGACAGCACGACCCCCGAGCCCGAGCTCGAGCCGGCCCTCGAGCCGGCCCCGCAGACGCCCCCGCGCGTCGCTGTGCGCACGTGGAACCCGACCGACCGGCCCGCGCTCGTGTCGGTGCCCCTCGAGTGCTCCGCGACGCTCTACAGCGACGGCACCCGCGACGAGCCGAAGGCGTCGGTCACCCTCCGACGCTGGTCGGGCCGGGAGCGGCTCGCCTACGACGACGAGGTGACAATGCGGGCGATCGGCACCGACGCCGACGGAGACGTGTCGATGAGGTTCGGCACCCTGCGGCTCGTGTCGACGTCGCTGACCGTCGTCGGCTGTAACGGGTTCCCGCCCCGCCCCGACGGGACGGCGTTCCTGACCGGCGAGCGGCCCCGGATCGAGGCC